AGAAGAGATTTATGAGGCAGACCGAGCCGAATCACAAGCCAAGATTAGTGAGGTAGAAAACCAAATTAAGCGGAACTCTCGTGGCGAGGGTAGAGATGGCTTGTCTGGAAGTGTGACTATTTCGTAATAATTAAACTTTGTTGAGGTAAAAAATATGGCTAATCTTGATACTCCTTTCGGCTTTAAGCCGGTAAAACATTTGAACGGGTCTCCTTGGAACGGTCAGGCAAATGTTTATTACATTCCGTCTACGGATAATACTGCAACTTTTAAAGGTGATGCAGTTAAAAGTGCTGGATCTGCAGATGCAACCGGCAAGTATCCTACGGTCGCACAAGCTACTGCTGGTGCGGCTGTTCGTGGTGTTGTAATTGGTTTTGGTGATAATCCTTATGTAATGATTCAGGCTGACACGCCGCTGCGGGCATATAGGCCGGCTGCTACTGCAATGTATTGTTTGGTAGTTGATGATCCTCAGGTTATTTTTGAGGTTCAGGAAGATAGTGATGCCAACTCTATTACTGCTGCAATGGTTGGACTGTCTACTAACTTTGTAGTTGGCTCGGGTTCAACTGCTACTGGCAAGTCTGCTATGGAACTTGACTCTAGTGATACTGCAACCGACACTAGTGGTAATTGCAGAATTTTGAAGCTTGTGAATCGTGACGATAATGAACTTGGAAATTATGCCAAGTGGGAAGTTCTTTTCGGAGAGCATGAGCTGGGCCTGACTATTTCAACTGATGTTTAATTAGTTGCTTATTAACTTCTGCTATTTAATCATCATTTAAAGGAGCTTACAAATGGGTATTATTACTACTAGTAATTTTGCAAAAGATCTTGTACCGGGTGTAAAGACTTGGTTCGGGCAGAAATATAAAGAGTATCCGATTGAATATTTGGATGTTTTTGAAAAGGGTAACTCTACGAAGGCTTTCGAAGAGGAAGCTGGCGTAACTGGTTTCGGCCTCGCAGCAGTAAAAACCGAGGGAGCTGGGATTGCGTATGATGAGCAGGAGCAAGGATTTGTTAGCCGCTACACTCATGTAACGTATGGCCTTGGGTTTATTATTACTCGAGAAATGTACGAAGATGGTATAGCTGTTACTGTAGCGCTGCGTCGTGCAAATGCGCTGGCATTCTCCATTCGGCAGACCAAAGAGATCATTGGAGCGAATATTCTCAATAGGGCTTTTACTGCTGCTTATACTATGGGGACTAATAGTGATGGTAAGGAGCTTTGTGCTACTGATCATCCGAACAAGTCTGGTGGTACGTGGCGTAATGAACTTGCTACTGCGGCAGATCTTAGTGAAGCTGCTCTCGAGCAGGCATGCATTGACATTGCTGCATTCACCACTGATCGTGGCCTTAAGATCGCGATTATGCCCCAGAAGTTGATCATTCCGACCGCACTTGAGTTCGACGCTATGAGGATTCTCGAGTCTATTGGACAGTCTGGCAGTGCAAATAATGATATCAATGCTATTCGAGCCTCAAAAAAGTTTCCACAAGGCATTGCTGTGAATCATTACCTGACGGATAGTGATGCATGGTTTATTAAGACCAACTGCCCGGATGGCTTGAAGTACATGGAACGTCGGCCTGATGCGTTTGGAACTGAGAATGACTTTGATACGGAGAATGCTAAGTTCAAAGCGACTTTCCGTGGTTCGTTTGGTTGGTCAGATCCTCGAGGTATATTTGGTTCACCTGGTGCTGCATGATAACTTGGTGTTCATAAGTGAACGGTCAAGACTAATTTTAATACTGGCGTTGGAAGAAACCAATCTTCCAACGCTGCTCTAAGGAAAGGGTGGTAAAATGGGAAAATATTCTTTTGGTAGAACCGGTCCGACTTTTGAAGGCATTGCAATCTATCCTGCCTTCGCATCAGTAACTACTACTGCTACACCTGCATCAGGTTCCTGTGCAGTTCAATTTGTTTTCAAAGATGTTTCTGGTAATGCTCTTACGGCTCCAGTGTCTGGACTGCTTTATTTGAGTGAAGTAGCTACTGGACTGACAAATGATTTAGCCGATACGACTTTGGCTGTATTGACTAATGGTGCACTTAAGAATCTTGGTAGTGCTGGTCCGAGTTTATTTACTACTACAGCTGCGGGATTGCTTGGTTTGACAATTACTGCGGCTGCTGATGATTATTGGGTTGTGTTTGTCAAGCCTGATGGTTCCTTGTTAATTTCTTCTGTTTGTACTGTAAGTTAATATAGTGCTTAGGACATATTAAAAAAGAACTTGTAATAATAAAGGAAACTTTATTATTACAGGTTTTATGTTAATATAAATATTTATCTAATCATGATTATCATATAGGAGAATATTATGAGGGCAAAAACATTAATAGCACCAACAACAGCTGCTGCAAATAAGATATTAATTATAGATAATTTAAATCTTAATGGATCAGTTTCTATTATAGGACTTGTTACTACTGAAACTGTTGCTATTGAGATTCCTAAGGTAGAAAATCCTGCTGTAGATACTGATACTGATTGGACTCCGCTTGTCTATGATGGTATTACTTATGTTTTAGATGCTAATAATAATCGAAGAAGTATTCCTTTTCGTGGTACTTATAGGATATCTAAGGCTGAAAGTGTTGGCAATTCTTTTGGAATAGGATTTGAATAATGTTTAGTTCACCTCTTGTAGGACCATTTAATAATTCTGTGATCGGGATGAATCGTTATGGAGATTTTGTTGCTAGAACTCCAGGTAGTAAAGACGATCAAGAACTCAATACACAGGTAATTTCTCGTCGTTGGTATCCATCACCGAAACCATCTGTTGATTCAACAATATCTGTTGTAAATGGTTTGCATCGTGCAAATGGTATGGAAGAATTTCAGTCTGGTGCAATTACTATTACTTCTGCGACGAAATATATTGAAACATTGGTAATGAGCGATGTTGATGAGTATGAAACTAAGACTGAGGCTATACAATTATTCAGTGATGGTGCAATAGAGTTTATCTTTGAGGCCTGGACAAAAGTTGATCCGGCAACAGTAAATACATCATTTCCTTATGTGTTTCCATTTATATTGGAGTAAGCAATGAAAAGAATATTTTTTATTTTGGGAATGTCTTTGATTGCTTCCCAATGTTTTGCAACTGATGTAACTTATGATGATAAAGTTACAGGAGGAACATTTTCAGCATCTGAAGCTAATAATGTTAAGAATGCAGTTAATTCTAAGGCAAACATATCTGCAATAACATGGGTAACAGCTACAGCTTATACTGCAAATACTCAGTCAGTGACACATGGTGGACATGTTTTCGTTTGTATTGTTAATCATACTTCTTCTGCTTCAGGTGCAGTCGGAGATGAGCCTGGAGTTGGAGATTCGTGGGCAACGAAATGGAAATATCATGGAGTGGATTTATATGCCGCAGCTCTCGGTGAAGATGATAACTATGTCACAGACGCCGAGAAAGCAAGGCTTGGAGACTTAGAGGTTACGGATAATGTCACCTTCGGCAACGTGACGGCATCTGGGGGAACGCTCTATGCAGGCGTGGCGAATACTACTCAGGGGGCACTGGTACTCTACAGCAACACTGACCCAATCTATACAGCAGGATGGTTGCCCGCTGCAACTCCTACTGGGATCGTTACCCTTAGATTCCCCCCGGCTGCTGCTGGAGGGAGCAATTACCTGCTGAATTTTGACGCTGACGGAACGGGGGGGTTTACCGACCCGGCAACCTTCGGTAGCCCGGCAGACGACACAGCCTATGATGCGACAACTTGGGACGCTAACACGGACGCGGCAACCAAGAATGCAATTCGCGATAAGATAGAAACTCTGGCTGGTGGGCATGATGCTGTGACGATCAATGCCACAGCCAACGGCTTGAGTGTGGACGGAAGTCAGGTATTAACCCTTGGCTTGGCCTCTACCAGTACAATCGGGGCGCTATCCGATACCGACTGGGACACCTTCAACAACAAGGTTTCCTATACTCCTGCCACTCCTGGCGCTATCGGTGGCACGACGCCGGCAGCAGGTACGTTTACCACAGTCACAGCGGCTGAAATCCTCTCGTCTGCCGCAGATGGTAGCCGTAGATCGATCCTTCCCAGCAATGCCAGTATTGCCCCACTCGCGGATGGCAGTGAGGAAATTTACAATGAGGGTGGAGCAATAAAGGCCGTAGAGAACGACACCGAGTATGACATTATTCTTTCTCGCGATTTCGGCACTGGCGTCGGTACCGCTCTTGCTGCAGCTGCCAACGGTACTGGCGGCTTTGTCGTTGTTGGAAATGCGGCTGGAGCTTCCGCTGTTCTTACCGGATACACTTCTGGTGCCGGCACTGTCGCTGCGACTGATACCATCCTGCAGGCAATACAGAAGCTCAACGGCAACGAGCAAGCTGCCATAGCCAAGTATGTCTCAGGAACAGAGGCCGACTTCTACGGGACGCTGCTAGACCCACAAGCTATTTATGCGGTTGACGGCACCAACCATGCTGTAACTCTGATCAATAATGTTCCGGCAGCTTTTACGATAACTGAAATAAATATCTCATGTGATGCTGATCCGACAACAGAAATCACTCTAATGTTTCAGCACAAAGCAGCGGGTGTTGGCTACGGCACTCCAACCACGATAGAGGCCATTTCTACCGTAAACGGAACAGCTACTTTCACGACTGGATTTGACGATGCAACAATTCCGGCTGGAACAAAAGTCTTCGTTACGCTCTCAGACCCCGATGACGCGCTGAACGAATGCTCATGGCAAATTGAGGGGGATTGGGATTGATATGAAAAAACATATACTGATATTGATATTGGCGCTGCTCCCTTGTCTGTCATTTGCAGGATCGCATAGTGTTAGCGTGACGAGAGGCCCAGCGGCCGCAGGAGGTATTACCTATCTCGTAAATCAAAATTTTGAGGGCACCGGATACGACAATAGCGAGACATGGACCTCTAGTGGAACGGTGTACCCAGATTATACAACGACTCCGCTAAGGGGTTCACAGGATTTACGACTAGTCAATGCTGACTCCAACGCTAAAAGCCCCGTTGTTTCCAGTGCGACTACTGTTTATGGTCGCTTCATGGTTGATTTTGCAGTGCTTCCTGCCGGGACGACCAGATTCTTCGGGCTGTATAATGGAGCAACCAGGATCGGTGAAATAGCCCAGCAAATAACTGGTAGAATAACCGGTGTCATTACTGGCTGCACACAATTCTATGCAGCGGCTGGATATGCTATGAGTGTTGGAACTCCCTACTATATTTGGTGGGCGTATACTAACAATGGCGGCACTGGATCAACGCTGGAAATTTGGCAGAGCACTGATTCGACTAAACCGGGGACATCCATCGGCAGTTGCGCTAATGGCACTACATCAACAGACACCAATGCAGTACGTTTTGAGACGAACAGTAGTATGGATTTTGAGATAGATCAGGTACTTATGAGCACATCAGTCATAGGCTCAGGAGATGCGCCATGATGAAACTAATACTCTACATTGTGGCAATATTGCTTTTTGCACAGTCCGCATTTGCTACTACATATTATGTTGCCCCGGATGGCTCTGGAAGTGATAGCGATTCAGGGCAGTGCATTACCGACGAAGGTGCATGCGGACCGTGGGCAACGATGAAACACGCATTTGAGCAATCGGTTGCCGGAGATGTTGTGTATTATCTGGCCGGGACGCACACCATATCGTCGCTCATTACTCTGTACGGGGGAACGGGTGCAGACGGCACAGCAGAATCACCGATCACTCATAAGGCATATCCAGGGGCAACAGTCACTATTGTATCTAATGTCTCTCCTTTTCCATTCGATATCAATAAAAACTACTGGACAATAGAAGACCTTAATTTCCAGGGAACGAATGGCGTCTTTCGCATGAACAACGCGACGACCGGCAAGCCAGCTGGCTGGAAGTTCATCAATGATACATTCACTCTATCTGAGTACTATTGCACGGATGGGGGTGGAGCGATTCAGGCAAATTCCACCACTGCTGATATGCTCGTCGATGGATGTACGTTTGTCGGGCCGGGGACGTCATCTTGTAACGCATCAGTTATCACGTTCTCCACCAACAATATCAGGATACAAAACTGCGATGTAAGTGGGTTTAATAATGGAATATACGCAAAACATTCAAACGACGCGGGCGATACGCAGTCATATATCAAAAACTGCTACATCCATGATAATGATGCTGGAATTCGTTTGGATATCCATGATGCGGAGATATCTAACAACCTCATTGTAGACAACCGCCTGGGCATACAATTTGACACTGGATCAGGTGGGACTATATCAGCCGACAATAACACATTCAACCACAACACAATTTACAGTTCAACTACATCAGTAAATCAGGAGCACAGCGACAATGGTGCCCAGTACAACGATTATCGTAACTCCATATTTGATACGATGATACAATTGTACCCATACACAAGTACGCCGCATTACACTACATTCGGTTACAATCTGTATGTGCCTAGTTTGGTTATCAGGGACTATTCAACATCGTATACACTGGCAAACTATCAGACATACTTGGGCGGCTGTCCAGATGCAGACAACAGCTGTTACTCGTATCAGGCGACTCCTACTTTTGTTGGTGGGGCAACACCAACCACGATAGCAGGATTTGCGCTGACTGCTGAGAGTGTGGGGTATCATGCGGCAAGTGATGGGGATGACATGGGGGTTGACGTATCCTTGGTCGGAACTAACATCCCTCCGTCAACTGTCTCACGCGGGACAGTTCCGCTTGGAAACATGAGGTAGATATGGACATGACGCAAGCTCTATTTTGGCTCGCGCTGACCGTCTACCACGAGGCCAGGGGCGAATCGATCAGGGGGGCAGCCTCGGATCATCAACTTTGTCGTGCAGTAATACGAGGAATTTAACAGGAGGGGATCATGAAGAAAGTATGGGTACTAGTTATTGCCTTGGCTGCCCTGACAGGCTGCACAGTGAACCAGCGCGATACGTCGATTTACCTGCAAGCCGGCACCAGTATGCGGATTGATGCAGCCGGCGCGACCAACGCGACCACCACCGACCAAAAGGCTGATGGGGATTTTTCTGGTGCGATCGAGGCGGCAAAAGCCTGGATTGAGGGGAATATCGGCAAAGTTGTCGACAGCCTGCAGAAGGGAGAGGATATCATCATCCCGGTCGTTCCGGTGACAAAAGAGGAAACATTTGAACCTGCTGCTGTCAGTCCTGCCGGGCAGGGCGAGTTTGAAGAGGTGGAGTGATGCCGACCTGCCCGAAGTGTAAACACACGTGGACCGACACGCCACAGCCGACGCTTAAGCCATTCCCATACAAAGTCACATGGGAAAACGACAGCGACCAAGGCAACGGCGCAGCCTGCATCCTTTTCCGAACCCTGACGGATGCCGATGTCGTAGCTGTCACGGTCAACAATGAGATGGCGCGGAAAGGCAATTCGTACAAGGGATGTCCGGTTTTCTTGATGAAAAACCCAGGCCATAATTACATGCGGCCGCTGAAAATGGTCATAGAGATGGATGGCGGGCAGAAATACTCATATATTGCCGGGGCTGATGCGCCGAACGTTCCTGATGTACCGGCCACGCCGACGGGAGACTATGACCATAAGGCCACATATACATCGTATGGGGAAAGGAATGGCGGGCGGATGGCCTGGAGAATTCCCAAGGGCGGCGATGAACTTGGCTCGGGGCCGATTAAATTTGTCTTCTCTTCTGGGAAAACCTTCATCGTCAAAAATCCATTGAAAAATTGCCGGGACCAGGAGAACTGCAGTCGGAACAGCAAGGCCGCTATGTACGGATTTGTGTACAAGCCCGGAATAGGACCGAACGGAGATGGCGACTCGGACACGGGGACAAGCCACGGCGGCATCTATCTACATGCCCCTTATGGCGATAAGAGCAAAACTGTAACTATGTACTGGTGATTGATATGACAAACATATCAGTGAAGATAGAGTTGAAGATAGGCGAGGCCGTTCACCTTCTGACGATGGAAGAGTTGAGGGAATTACGGAAGGTTATTGATGAATTGGCGTCTGCTCCTTCTGCGCTACCTGCTTATCCCACTTATCCCACTTATCCCACTTTATTTAAGGATGCTCCTTTTAAGCCATATTGGAGTGACGGTACTGGTGACGTTATTCCTGATCCCTGGAAAGTGATTTGCTGATATTGCGGCAATGAGGTGATTGATATGAACGAAGGCTTACTCCTAAAAGGATTCAAATCCTCTGAATTTTGGATGGTTGCGGCCGTGATCATACCATATTTCAGCAACCAGCTCGGGATTGATCTCGGGGCGGTAATCGCAGTGGTTACTCAGTCGCAGCATGATATCCAAGTGGTGCAAAGCACATCACAGGCGCCGGCTCTGGTTGCAGCCGTTTACGTTGCAGGGCGAACCTGGCTGAAACATAAGCGGATGGTATGACCACCTGTAAAAACTGCGGCCATAAATACCACGGCGGGTTCTGCCCTGTATGTTTGACGCCTAATGAGGATTGCGACGACTGAGGCTGACCTTTACTCCCGGAGGGAATATGAGAGTCATAGCGGAAGCGAGTTTGCACATGAGCGACAAAGACGAAAACGGCCTGCACCGGGTCCGGGATCGCTACTGTAAGGATGAAAGTCAGTGGTGCTTCACTTTTGATTGCAACGGCCGGCAGGGGAAATCGTGCGACAGGTTCAGTATGATTTCAACTGGGGTTAAATTCTGCGCTGATGAGAAAAAGAGATGAAGACCATAATTATCGCTCTCATGCTCCTTATCGCTGCAACTGCCCAGGCCAAAACCGCCACAGTCGTGAGCGTGGTGGACGGTGACACAATCAAAGTAATCGACGAGGCAGGACTGACCACGATCAGGCTCTACGGTATCGACAGCCCGGAGAAAAAGCAAGCCTACGGCATGGCGGCGAAGGATTTTACCGAAACAATGGTCGAAGGAAAAACTGTCGATATCCTGCCGACCGGAGAGTACACCTATGGCCGGACGGTTGCAATTGTGATGCTCGGGACACAATGCTTACAGGAGCAATTGATACTTTCCGGCTACGCTTGGGTCTATCCTGATTACTGCAAGAAATCGTTTTGCAACGCCTGGTCGAGCCTGCAAGGCATCTCGGCGGGCAATCGCGTAGGGATCTGGGCGGACCCGGTACCGGTACAGCCGTGGACTTGGCGGAGGATTCGACGATGACTTCTTCTCAAGTATTTGTTGAATCAAAATCAATTCGTTATTCAGATGGTATGAAATATCAATTACGATCAGATTGTTGGCTTGCTACAGGCATTCTTGGCTACGATATAAAAACCAAATTTATTCGGCTCTTTCCGAACGGATTCATGCGGCTCAGAGATGGCTATGCCTGGGATGGCGCTTCCGGTCCGACGATTGACTCCAAATCATCAATGCGAAGTTCAGCCGGGCATGATGCCTTGTACAAGCTCTGTCGTCTTGGGCTCCTGCCTGCTGATCTGCACAAGGTTTTCGATGCCCTTCTGGAAAGATGGTCCTTGGAAGACGGTATGTGGCCGCTCCGGGCTAAGTTGTGGGAAAGAGTTTTGAACAGGTTCGGACGTAACAATCTTTGGCCGTCGAAAGAACGGTCTATAAAGGTTGCACCATAATGCGAAAGGAATATGGGATGACGGAATCAGGTGAGGCGTATGAAGAGTTGAGGCCACGAAGAAGGAACAATCTGACCAATGAAGATCTTGATGCTATTGCAGCCATAATCGAAGCTACACATAGAAGCCGTAGGCATGAAGCAGAGGATTGTCGGTTTGGTAGGATCTCTACCGAAGATCTAAATAATATGGTTTCTGCTTTTAAAGGAATCAATCCAGACGACCTAAAGAACATGATATCAGCTTTCAATAAATTTACGGTGGTAATGGCAGACAACAGGACTGTAGTCAGGAGATTTTTTTTGGTACTGGTGTTAACGGGCGTCTCAGGCCTCACGATATATGGGTATTGGGCGAAGATTACGGATACGGTCAAAAAGGCCATTACAGGCAGCTGACAAGGAATAATATGATACTTAAAGATGGTAAGACTGAAACTCAAGATTCGAGATGTGGACTTATATTTCAACCTGATCCAAGTGCGCCTAACATTCTGACTGTATCACCAATTGATGATGGGATTGACCTCAGGTATAGAGAATTAATATCAAAGTATAGAGTAAAGAAGTTTAAAGCTCCATTGCTTAATCAGGGTAATTGGAGTGCTTGCGGAGGGTTTGGGTTTACTGCGTTTCTTGAGCATGAGCCGAACATCTGTACTCTTGGTGATGAATGGGCTCTTGAATTTTATTTTCGCGCCCAAGATAATGATTCTTGGCCTGGATCTGAACGACCGGAATCGAAACCAATTAGTTATGGCACATCACTTGCCTCAGTGATGCAGACTGCAAAGCAGGAAGGTTTGATTGAATCATATTGTCGAGCAAGGACTGTTGATGAAATAATTCGTGGCATCGACTATTACGGCAGTGCTATACTTGGTCTTGAATGGACTGAGGGTATGATGTATCCTCGTGAAGTAGACGGCTTAAGTACTCCTGGTGGTGAAGTTGTTGGTGGACACTGTACAGCAGCTACATTTGTTAATATTCATCAACGAATTATTGGGGGCCCAAATTCATGGTCAGATTGGAACTTACTGCGTAACGGTTATTGGGTGATGGACCTTGATGATTTTGCTGAAGTGTTTATGAAACGTGGTGGTGAATGTGCGTTTGCAAGGAAGGCAGTAATATGAAAGTTGATGCCAAATTTTATGATTTTTTGAAACATGTTGAAGGAAGTTATAAACAAGTTTATCTTGATTCAGGTGGAGAGCCTACTATTGGCATTGGTCATTTGTTGACACTCTCTGAGCGTAGATCAGGAAAGCTCGTAATTGATAAAGCTGTTGTAGAATATAGACGCGGATTAACTGATGCACAAGTATTAAATCTCTGTCAACAAGATATTCGAGCGGTGGTTAAGGTAGTGAATCGTGGAGTCAAGGTTCCACTCACGCAGAATCAGTTCAACACACTGGTGAGCTTCACTTTCAATGTCGGCGACGAAAGCTTTCTAGATTCTACCCTGCTTCGAGTTCTCAATCAGGACCAGTATGGAGTGGTGCCAAGCCAACTGCGGCGCTGGAAATATGACAACGGCAAGGTAGTTCAAGGTCTAGTTAATCGACGAGAAAAAGAAATTCAATTATGGCTATCATAAAGAAGGTAAATAATGTCATATAGACCTGGTGATTATTTAGTAATCTGTGATCAATTTTAAAATAGTGTATAGGATTATGCGGATAGGATGATATCTCCGATAAGGCAAACTACTCATTTGCTTTCCGCATATTTTAATGAGTATCATAATTAAGGAGTTAATTATGGAATTAAGTCAAGAAAGATTAAAAGAATTATTTTTTTATGATGGAAAAAATCTTATTTGGAAAATTCGTACGAGTAATAGAATACAGGTAGGTTCTATTGCTGGTAATTATGCACATGGTTATCGACAAATTAATGTTGATAAAAAACATTATTATGCACACCAACTTATTTGGCTTTATTATTATGGTTATTTACCAAAACGATTAGATCATATTAATGGTAATAAGCAAGATAATCGAATTGAAAATTTAAGAGAAATAAATAAGCAAGGCAATGCTAGAAATTGTGGTATGTCATGTAATAATGTATCAGGAGTTAAAGGTGTTTTTTTACATAAACAAACCCAAAAATGGTCAGCTAACATTTGTATAGATGGAAAAACAAAATATCTTGGTATATATAAAAACTTTGATGATGCTGTTTTTGCTAGGTATTTGGAAGAAGTTCGCTTATGTTGGCTAGGCTGTCATAGTTTATCTAATATGGGTTCAGCTTATTTATATTTAAAAAGGAAAAATTATGTCTTATAAACCTGGAGACTACCTAGTAACTTGTGATCAATGTGGATTTCAGCGTTATGCATCTGAATGCAGAATGACTTGGGATAAGTTGTTTGTTTGTGCTGATACATGTTGGGAAGAAAAACATCCACATTATACAGATCCAAAACCATTGGGTGAGAAGCAAAGTGTTCCTGTGCATAGGCCGGAACCAGAGGAAAATTTTATAACTACTCCAATTACACCAGATGATCTTTAAGGAATTATATGACTACTTTTAGTGAATTAAAAAGTAAAGCTGATGTTCTTGTTGCTGATCTTTCTTTGACTGCTTCTTTAGGTGGTTTTATTAATCAAGGAGTTTCTGAGATTGCAGGCGGAATGCTTTCGTTATTAGATGGAATTGAGAATCCAATACCGAATGCACTTACTCCACCATTACCGGAATTATTTACAATAGGAACTGTAACAACTTCAACTACAGCTGCTTTTGTAGCTATGCCAACTAATTTTCATCGAGATTTACAATTAGTTGTTTCACCTACTGGAAGTGAGATTGATATAGCACATTCGTTTATTGAGTTTGCAGAAACTTATCCACTGCTGAATAAGGCAGGAAGAATTTCTGAATCTATTGAACATGGAAGAAAATTATATTATCAAGGTATTCCTACAAGTGCTGAGACATTAACACTCCATTATTATAGAAAACCTGTTGATATGTCTCTTGATGCTGATGTTCCAGATGGAATTCCATCGCATTTACATATATCTTTGCTGGTGAATTTTGCAGCTTGGAAAGCCTGGGAACATATTGAAGATGGTCTTGAAGGTGAAACACCAAATACTACTAGATTTAAAAACAGTTTTCTTAGTGCTATGAGAACACTTGAATTAACACTTCCATCTTATACTCGTGGATTAGCTCTTAGGTAATGTTATGAAACTTTCAATAATCAAGGGTTCTTCCGGATTACGAACACAGCCAGATCCATCACGTTCTCCGTACTCTCAGGGACAGGGTGGATTTCCTGGGCAGCTAGGATTGGTTGATCTCGCTGCATGTATGAACATTGACATTACTGATGGCAATATGATCATGCGAAGACGAGGAACTGTTAAGCGCGTTCCTGAGAATGCACACTCGATCTATCAGGTTGGTCAGTATTGTTTGTTCGTTATAGATGGTGGATTGTGGTTGCTTAAGCCAGGGTTTTCAGGTTATGTGCAGATTGCTACCATTACGCCTGCTCCTGTCTGTTGTGAAGTAGTGGATGGTATTGGTTACTGGAGCAATGGTGTTCAGAGGGGCAAGATTGTTAATGGAGTTAATCAACCATGGGTAAAAGCAGCAACAGTTTATTCTAATAATCAAACAAGAATATATGAAGATCCACCGACTGGGAATATCCTAGGATATTGGAACGGTCGAATGTATGTGTCTGGTATAGCTGAAGATCGGAAAATAGTCAGGTATTCAGAAGCATACGGTCCTGATTTGTTTGCTCCAGCAGATGGATATCTTTCACTTGAATCCGCAGTGACGATGGTAAGACCTGTTGCAGGAGGAATTTATATCTCAGAATCAGAGTTAACATGGTTTGTTTCTGGGGAGCAATTGAAACCAGATTGGAAAGTAGTTGATAGTCATCCTGCTTTGCCATGGTCAAGCAAGCCAGCAGTTGGTGCAATGTCCATGGGACAAGATGGGAATTATGTTTGGCAGCCTGGAGGCAAGACTGAAGTTGCTTTCTGGCTGACTAATGAAGGCATCATGTTCGGTGATGCATCAGGCAATGTAACAAATATTACGGAGGAAAAAATTAATTTGATTCCTCCTTATACATCAGGTGCGATCCTAATTGATGGATCAACCTTACTCGCGCAGTTCATCAAATAAAGGAGACGTACAATGGCAATTCGTTTTAGCACAGGTTTACGCGACAAAATGTATGGCACTGGTCGGGCAACTATTCACGCATCAAAGGCAGCAAATACTATTAGTTTTGATAATGCCACAAGTCAGATCAGGGATTCAGGAAATGGATTGTTGGCAGCAGGTTTTCTTGTTGGAGATCTAGTTTTAGCTTTTGGTACGGCAAATAACAATACTACATTTACCGTTACTGTAGCTGCTGCCGGTGCTTTGACTGTTACACCCGCACCGACTACGGAAGCAGCAGGAACGATCTTTGCTATTGTTGCAGCTACAGGTGGACAGCTTCGAGATGTTATGCGAAATTTTGTAATGCGCGAGTATTCCGGTTCGCAGCCTGCTACTGCTGACGCTGCTGTTGGGACTGCGACACTACTGGTGGAATATACTAACAATGGTGGAACATTCGCTCATGGAGCTGCTGCAAATGGATTGAATTTTGATGTTAGTTCTGCCGGTGTTATTTCTACTGCTGCTGCTGAGACTCCTAAAGGAACAGGTCTTGCTAATGGTACAGCAGGATGGATTCGACTTTGTGCCAATCCTGCAGACAATGGCCTTGCATCAACTACCCTTGCGCGAATTGATATGTCGGTTGGTACTACTTCAGGGGTTGATGCTTTAGTTGCGACGACCGCGATCACATTGGGTAAGGTATATTATCTTAATTCTGGCTCGTTTACTTTTCCGTATCAGTATGGGGTGTAACTCATGAGTGCTTCGGCATGGATTAAGTTTAATAAAGCTAATTTCTACGGCATGACTGGCACCATTGATTATGATGATGCCGGTGCTGGAGTGTTCAAGTGTGCCCTGCTTCTTAGCACCTATACACCTGATTTGACAGATGACACCTGGGCTGACTTATCAGCTCATGAACATGCAAATGCTAATGGTTACACGACTGGAGGTGCCGCTTTAACTGCAGTCACGTTCATCAATACTGCAGGGGTTGATAAATGGGACGCTGCTGATATTTCTTGGACTGCCGCTGTAGGATCTATTGTTGCTCGATATTCAGTAATCTATCATGTTGCTTCGGGTAAACTTATTCGTTATTGTGAACTTGAAAGTGGTGCTGACAAGACTGCGACAGTAGGGAATAATTTTGTTGTTCAACTCGCCTCGGGCGGAATCTTCGATATAACATAAGGGACCGATATGGGCGACTGGCAAACAAAAGGTACGGCGCAACAGTTTAGCATGGTCGGGAATGATATTCTTGCTCGACCTAAGCCGGTATATCCCTCACTTACCGCGAATACTAAAGGGTTTTGGGTAGAACTTGGTACTGCTGATATTGATGCTTCTGCCGTAACGGTAATGATTCCTGAAGGATATGGCGGTACTGATTATCTGGTTGACATTGGCATTGGTCCTGCAGGTTCTGAACAAGTCTTTATTGCAAATCTTAATATCTCTGTAGGTTCTTCTTCCTATGGAGATAAGGTTTCCTTCTGCTCTCGTTTGCCAGTGCCTATTCAATCTGGTACTAGGATAGCATCCAGGGTACAAGGAACTGGTACTTCATCAAGCCGATATGTTCGAGTTGGAGTAATTCTAGAAGCGAATGGTCAGGCAGCAGGAGGAAGAGTTGTCACTATCGGAGCTGCTACTGCCGATTCAGGAGGAGTTATAATAGACCCTGGTGCCGTTGATAATACTAAAGGGGCATGGACGGAAATTGTCGCGGCATCTCCTGCAGACTTGAAAGCGATGATTATTGGGTTTGGAACAGCAGCTAATACAGCAATGACAAATTGTACTTGGCTGGTTGATATTGGAATAGGAGGTGCTGGATCAGAGCAAGTGCTTATTCCTAATATTGCTCTTGCTGCACATGATTATCCTGATGCTGTCTTTCCAACTCATACTCCATGCTTTGAGGTTAATATTCCAATAAGCACTAGGATTGCGGTTCGGGCTGCCTGTACGATTGTGGACGCTACAGATAGGAAATTTGATATTGTTTTATACGGTATAGCATAGGAGATAAATATGGCTGTAACTTCCGTAGGGTCTGCAACACAGACAGCGGTAATTGATACTGAGCATACTCTTGACACTGAGACGAATCCTGGTGTGTATGTCTTGGTTGTAGATACTTCTAATCTCGTTCTTGGTGATGTGTTGGAATTACGGATTAAGACAAAGGCTGCTGCAGGTGGAACGTCACGACTGGCGTATTCACAGACTTATGCACATGCTCAGGCTGATCCGAATAAATATTCAGTACCAGTACCTGTTGATGCAGAAATCATTTGTACACTAAAGCAGATTGCTGGTACTGGACGGGACTTTCTCTGGAATCTTCTTGTGATGTGATATGAGTCTTAGATCAAGTCTTCTATATTTAGATGATGGAAAGGAAATTGCATATCCAGCAACAGGACACTCTGTTTCTACTGGGTATGCTCCCACTGTCACTGCACTAACTGATTACGCACAGCCGACTACAGGACATTCGGTATCTACAGGATATGTTCCTAACGTCGTAACTGGTGAGGATATGGATTTCTCTGGAACGACTCCGAGTATGAATGGGTCGTTCATCTTTGCTGATACTGTAGAGTTTTCCGGCAATACGGCGCAGATGGAGGGGGATTGGGCATTTGTTTATCCTCATGATTTTGCTGGAGAGACTCCTGCCTCGACTGGTGTTTTTGAGTTCGGCATGGAAATCTCAGGAGAAACCCCTGCGTCTACTGGGGCGTTCGTTCTTGAGGAAATTCAGTATGCCGACTTTATGGGCAATACTCCAGTTATGCAGGGAGCCTTTGAGTTCGGAGCTGAATTTTCCGGAAAGACTCCAGTTATGCAAGGTTCGTTTGAGTTGGAAGAAGAAAACTGGGGATCCTTCTCGGGCAAGTCTCCAGCAATGTCAGGTAGTTTTGACATTGAACAAGCGATGGACTTTGCAGGTTTTTCTCCTGCAATGGAAGGTGCGTTTACTGGTGATTATGAACAGTATGGATCATTCACTGGGACAACTCCTGCAATGGATGGGTCGTTTGATTTTCTTGTAAGTGAGTTTTCATTCTCTGGGCTAACTCCTGAAATGGATGGTGCGTTTGTTATTGGAGAAGAAACGACAATGATTTTTTCTGGCAATACTCCACCATCTGTAGGTGAGTTTTTTATTGGAGTTGATTTGCCAACAGATTTTACTACAACCTCAGACGAAGTAATTAGATATAGGCGCGGATATGACAACGGTTAAAGTTAATCTTAGAAATGGTGCAGTTACTCAGCATTCATATCCTGCTGCATTCAATTCATTTACAATGTTTGAAGGCAGGCCACTCGGTGCAAGTCCTGATGGGATATTTACTTTGGATGGTGGGTTGAAGGATGTTTATACAACGACTTCGGATGAGCGGAACATTTCGGCCTGGTTTGAACTAGGACCAAGCCAATTGGGTGATGATCATGTGAAGCAAGGTAGACGTTTATATCTTGGGGGCGAATTTACTGGAAGTATGACAATCAAGGTGGATACTCCCAAAGCGTATGTTACGACTATGACTTATACTGCGACTCCAAGAGACACAGCTCTTGTACAGCACACACTTGAAGTTCCTATAAGTAGTAAGCAGAAAGACGAATATTGGAAGATTACTGTTGCTAATGTTAGTGGTTCTGATTTTTCTATAGACTTTATTGACGGAATTTTTGTTCTAGTTAATCGTAGGCATGGTTTATGAATAAGAACTGGGATGAGATCCGAGGTAAAGCTGAGCGTGAACAGAATGTTCCGACGAAGAACTTTACTCATGATGGTACTCAATATGCGCTAACTGGAGATCATGAACGAGCACACTCGCATTTTCACGAAGCACGGGCGCACCTCGGCAAGATGAAGATGATCAACGTCAACAATCTACCCATCATCTCAGGTATCAAATATTTTGATGATGGATCGGTAGCGACTTTCAAGATTGTTCACGGCAAGGAGGATATTCACATCGTCTCTCCGATGACGCAACTTGGTGGTGAAATTCCTCCTGTGCCGAAGAAAGGCGTTGATGAGGTTGAGCAGATTGTCCCGGTGATTAGGAGTGCTGACAATATGTGGTGGGTGGCTTGCCTATCCGGGACGTTTGAGGGGCCATATTATGCCTTTCCCAATACTTTTGGAATTCCTGCTGAAGCACTTGATGATAATATCGAGATTGATCTTGATGGCCAACTTATCTCAATTGGGGAAAATCCGATTGAAGATAGTATCAACAACCCTGAATTGTATTTCATCGCACAGACCGGCGTAAGGCCGGAATACGAAGACTTGGATTACTCTGACCCCGAGCAATCAAGTGAAACTGCTACGGTGGCTTGGAGTTCAAACCCGGGAATATATAAGAGTGTCAGTGAAGAGGGGAACTATGCGATGGTAGGTATCGCCATTGGGTCGCTGCCTTCCTCAACGCAGGGATCCTCTGCCGATATTACACTTTGGGGGATGGAGTTCTCACCCGCATACTCAGATACCGTCTTTGATTCTGGCGGGACGTGTGTTGACCATGCACCATGGCAGGCAAACAACAGCGAGGTTGTTTTCACCTCAGACCCTGCCCCCCCCAGTGACGAAGAGTTAAGGACTCAGGTAAGGGATAAGTTTTCCGCCAACTACACGGCGCAGGCGGGAGCAACCCCGCCATTCGTTGACTGGCATGTTGAATACTACAACAACACAGATACGACAACGGTTATTGAAAATTCCTTATTTGAACGCGAGGTTTCGATCAGGGCAGAACGAGAAGATATCTCAAGAAGCTGCAGCGCTTATAGGAAATCCGAGATTATTACAACGGACACCAGGAGTCAAACATATCCTTATCCCAAAATAGGTGAGGCATCAATAGGAATGCGGCTCGATGCCCCGACATACTCATCATCGGTAGAAACTGAATACTCAGACTGCTTCAAGGTTGACGACACAGAGTTTGTCTTGGCTGGGCCGAAATCTTCAGAATATCCTGAATATGTTCACTCCTACGACTGCATGAAATATTACAACACCGACAGCATGGCCGCGGTCACCGGCATGATGAGTGCAGCATTGAGGGAAGATGTCGGGGGATACAGTTGGTTCAACTATCACTATGTCGGGCCGAACTCGCAAAACGGCTTGGCCTTGACACAGTTCGGCACAAACAGCGGCGACTATGAACACATCATCCCCAACGTCGAAGGCATAGACGACACGGTGATTTTTTACGGAGAGATTTTCCTCGGTTTAATCAAATACGAAATAGAGGCATAATATGGGTGGTTTAGGATATCCGGCAGACGACTACGTAACAGAAGACCCGTTGACTACAGAGGTCACGCACAGTCTGGTGGCGGGTAGGTTTGCACTGTCGCAGGACTACGCGAATCAGACTTTTACCACGGCATTAGGATATTTGGGGAGTAGCGGAGCAGGTACAGATGTTTCTTTCGGCTGGGGTCCGCCATCTGCGATCTCTATCAGCGCACCTGCTGGCATATCAGGGCTGAGCGCAACTACCCCCACAAGCCCGACGATTGCCGCGATTGCTGTTTCCCCGGTGACATTTACTCAGGCCGCGCCAACTTTTGAGACGTATGATATCTCGGTCTTGGCTGTCCCAGAATTTAATGTCCCGCTGCCGAACTTTTTTATACCAGCAGCACCGAGCACACAACCGCCTACATTTACGCAGACAGCACCTGCTGAACTGGCGATTAACTTGCCGCTTGATGATCTTCCGGTTGCACCTCCATTACCAGTTCTTCATGAAGTACTGCCACCTGATGAACCTGTATTTGCATTGCCTGAGTTTGCAGCGATCTTCCCAACTTCTGATCTGACACCTCCTGATTTGGTCTATGTCTGGAATGAAGCGGCCTACGATAGCGATTTCAATCGGATGCTACGGCTGAAGATTGAAGATGGGATTATTAATGGCGGCCAGGGAATGTTGCCGGAAGTTGAGCAAGCCATCTATGACAGAGCGATTACCAGGCTTGACGCGGAATTACAGAAAAACGAATTACTTGCACTGAATGACTTCGCATCAAGGGGTTCACGACTTCCGCAGGGTGCATTGGTTGCAAGACTAAGTGAGGCACAACTACAAAGTGCATTTGTCCGTGAGGATTTGGTCAAAGATATCATGGTCAAATCAGCAGATCTTGCATATCAATATTCTACATTCATCATTGAAAAGGGGCTTGCTCTTGAACATGAGTATATGGCTTTGTTTAATTCTGTTCAGCAGCGAGCGTTTGAAGCCTCTAAAGTTACTCTTGAATTCCTCATCCAGGAATATGATATTCGTGTCAAGGCATTTGCTGCAAGGCTAGAAGGATATAAGACTGAGGCTGAGATATGGAAGGCTAGAATACAGGTTGAGATTGCCAAGGCAGAACTTTACAAGGCAACCATTGAAGGAAGAAAACTATCCGTTGAAATGCAGGCTCTTACCGTTGATTTGTATGGCAAACAGCTTGCTGCAATTGACACAATGGCTAAGATTTACGCAGCAAAGATGGACGGCCAAAAAGTTGTTGCCGAAATTAATGGTGTTAGAGTAGAGCAATTCAGGGCATTTGTTGAAGCTTACAAGGCTCAAGTTGAAGGAGTTACGGCTGAATATAATCTCTATCAGGCAAAGATAGCCGGTGAATCTGAAAAAGCTAAAATGTATTCCTATCAGGTCGAGGGATACGGAAAAGTAGTTGATGCATACAAGGCCAGATCTGAGATTGATGTTTCTGTCCTGGATGCTAAGGTGAAGCAGAGTCAAGGCGAAGTCAATGTCTTCATGGCGCAGATCGAACAATACAAGGCAGACGTGAGCGCAAGTGTAAGCAATGCTGAGATCCAAGCCAAAGCTGAAGAGTTGAAAATCCAAGCATTCGACGGAGAAATTAGAAAATTCTCATCAATTGTCACTGCTTTGGTAGATAGTTATAAAGCAGAAACTGCAGTTGCCATAGCTAATTCAGATATTCAAGTAAGATATGGGGATATGCTGGCGAGGATTGAAGTTGCACAGGCTGAGATCAACGCGGAACTGATTAAGGCTAAAGCTCAGATAGCTAGTCAGCTTGCCGCCGCGGCATTGTCCAGTGTCTCGGCAGGAGCGAACCTTGGGTATAGTCAGAGCAGGAGTGACAGCAGCGGAAGGAGTGATTCTTACAGTACATCGGTATCGGATCAGAACAGCACAAGTCACAGTACAACAGAGCGTAATTGCTGCAACGGAGAATGAAAGTAGTTGAAATATTTATTAAAATGTGCTGTAATTATTGACAACAGAACAGAACGTAACTGTTGCAACGGAGAATAATATGACACCTGAAGAGAAGAAGAAATTATTGTTAGATCAGTCATTTTCAAACACAGAAGAATTGGGAGCAGACAGTCAACCAAGAGGACTACGCTCTCTAGCTGTACCAGAAGGCCAAACTGCCTCTTCTATGCTTGGTAGGGGTGTTCGCAAGATCGGTGGGCCTCTTGTAGCAGGGTTAGCAGGAACTGCTATTGATACAGCCGCTCTTATTCCTCGAGCACTTGAGCGAGTTGGTAATAATATGTATCGAGGCTTTACTGGACAGCCAGCAGACACAAGTCCATTTGTGATGAATGCTACTACGCAAAGTTTTCTCAATGATAACAAGACAACTTCACTTAAAGACATTCCTGGGCAGGTGTTTGCAGCAGATCCTAATGAAATATCAAGAGAAAAACAGAGAATTCAGTCAAGACTTTCTCAACTTTCAGATCAGCCTATTGATCAGCCACAAAAACCAGTATCACAAACTAATAATAGTAAGCCAGCTACTGATAATACATCATCAATTAACATTCAGAAACCTGCACAATCTAACTTCTTGTATGCTGAAGATACAGAGAGAATGAATCGGCTTGGTGGTATCAAGGAAATGCTCAGATCTCCGAATCCTGATATCAATTATTCTATGCTGAGAGATGAAAAGACAGGAAAGTCTGTAGTCAGGGAAACTATTAATGGGTCTGGCAATAATAGTGCTCCTGCACTTGAGCGTCCATTTGTTAGTGCTAAGAAGTTCCGGCAGATTATTGGCTGGGATAAAGATCGGAATCCTATTTACAGTACTGGCGTTGATGAAATGAACGCTGCTAATGCTGGAATAGCCAGTTACAATGCAGAACAGATGAATGGATATAACAATCGGAATAATGCTTGGGCATCTGAGAATGGAACAGTTCCGCTTCAGAATGCTCAGACAAGTGAAGCAATTGCACATGCAAATGAAATACCATTAACAGGTAAATCATTACGTGACTATCAAGCGGCACAAATTAAAAATCTGGGTACAGGAACAGGTGTAGATAAAGATAACTTTCTTAAGATTGTTAATCAAGTTCCTTCTGGAGAAATTGATCTAGCTACTGGAATGCAGAAGTTTATAAATGAAGAACAGTTATATGATATAAGTGCTGGTAAGTTTATTAATCCAAGAAGACAACAAACAGGTCCGCAAAATGCTATCCTTGCTGATCTGAATAGTGGGCAAAAACCTCAAATGATTTATGAGAAATACTTTTCTTCAATGCCTCATGATCAAGCTTTTGAAACTCTTAAGAGTATGCCTCCAGGAGAAGCAAGAAAACAATTGGCAAAGCTACTTGATGATCGATGGGGCAGTGGTAATTAGTTATTGATATATTTTAATGTGCTATTAAATACATGTAAATAAAAACTTTTCAGATGAGCGTGATAAATGCCTGAAATGACTGAAAGTCCATATAAGCAATTTCTTGTTAATGAAAAAGAAGAAAGCCCTTATAAGCAATTTATGACAGATAGTTCTGCATCAGCTTCTGTTCCAGAAGATGCACCTGATTTTATTCCTGGAGTGAAGAGAGGATTGCAGAATCTTCAAGCATCTGCTTATGGTGCTACTGCACTTGCAGGGAAAGGACTTAAAAATCTTGGTGCAGAGTCTGTTGGACAATCTCTTCAAGATTTTGGTATGGAAGGATATCAACGAAATCTTGAAGAAGCAAAACAATATCCTGCAAAGCATACTTTTAAAGATATCTATACTGGCAAGACTGGTATTGGTGGTGCTGTTGACTGGGCTCAAGGAACTCTTGGTGAACTTGTTCCTAGTATGGCCGAGGCTGGTATTGGTGCTGCTATAGGATCTGTTGTGGCTCCAGGCCCAGGTACTGTTGCTGGTGGTCTTGCAGCTAGAACAGTTATTAAGAAAGGCATCGAGGAATCTGTCAAGCAAGCAATTAAACATGGTGCTGGTGATTTAGCAGAAGATCAGTTAAAGAAACAGATTGCTGGCCAAGCATTAAAGAAACTTGGTGGCAAAGTTGGTATTGGTGCAGCTGTAATGCCAATGGAAACTGGTGGCATGTACGCCGAGTTGCTACAAGAAAAAGGAATTGATGCTCCAGGTACTGCGACACTGTTTGGTGCTTTATCAACAGCCCTCGAGTTCGCTGGTGGTAATAGTAAGCTAGTAGATACTTTTGTTGATGCATTGAGCAAAGGAGTAACAGGAACTGTAAAGAAGTCTGCAAAAGAACTCCTTACGAATATTCCTCAGGAAGCTCTTCAAGAAGGTGGACAGGAATTTTTCAATGTGCTTAATACTGTAGCAAATACAGATGAGAAGCTGCTGACTGCAAGCAATATTGAAAGAATCATTGAAAGCATGGCTGCTGGTGCTATCGGTGGTGGGGCTGGTGCAGCAGTTAATGCAGGATTCTCCGCACAAGCAAAAGATTCTGGACCTGGAAAGACTGATGCAGAGATTGAACTTGATCGAAGAGCAGCAAATATTCTCAATCTGAAAGAAGATGAACTTGGTAAGAGTATTCAAACTTTAAATGATACTCTTAACTTGAATAAAGAAATTCTTGATGATCCTTATAAACTTGATCAGCAAGCAAGAGAGTTAAATGTCGAGCCGGCTGAATTAATTAGAAAGACTGTTGAGGATAATAAAAATAGTCAAAGTCTTCTGGATCGAATTAATTCAGGAATCCAGAAGAAAGAAGAACTTGCTAAGAAAGAATATGAAGCTCTTTCTCCTGAAGAGAAGGAAGTAAAAGAAATTGAAAATAAGTTAGCTACTCATAGATATGAATCTGCAAGCCAGCTTAATGAAAGGATTACAAATATTGATAATGAGATTACAACTCTCTCTGAACAATATAATCGTAAGTTTGATCCTTATGCATTAGATGCTAAAACTTCACCAAGTGCAGATGAAAGAAAAGTAATTGAAGATAAACTTATTACATTGAACAAAAGGCGTAATGAGTTACTTGATAAAGAAACGCCTGAGGTTAAGAAGGCTTTTGCTCCATACACTACTAGA